GATTCGGGAAACGGAGTTTTGCGCGGTACCCGAAGGCTGCGCCACCGGCTGGTGTCGTAGCCTGCTGGGCCCGGAATTCGAGAGCGGGGTAGCGCCGGCGGTCACTGACCTGGTCCTCGCGCACGTTGGCGAAATTTCCTCCGGGCTGGGAGAGTCGCGGCTCGCGGTTTCGAACCTGGTGGACGGCTTCACGCCAACGGCGGTGCTCTCGAGCGGCAACGATTCAGTCAGCGGCTACGACGTGGACGTGGGGCAATACTGGCACACTTGGCTAACGCCCTACTACGGCAGCTACGGGGACGGCGCCGAGGCGAACAAGTTTTGGCCGGCTCCTGGGGCTGGCGATTGGGACCTGAACAGTTTGAGCAACTGGCTCGCGTTCTTCGCCACCCCGGGAGAGCGGCGATATTACGACGTCTGCCTGTGGCCGGTGCATCTGTTCTTCTTCGACAGCGAGACGGACGACCCGGACGGCGCGATAGAGAATTCCATTCAAGGGCAGTGGCTCAAGGCCAAGATGATGCTCTCGCCGTCTCCCTGGAAGATTGTGGTCATGTACGGAAACCCTTATGCGAGCGGCGTGCCGGCGGGCGCGACCTGGCCGACGAGCCTGCGGCTGCCGTTCAAGTCCTGGGGCGCGAACTTGGTGTTGTCCGCCGGCCTGCCCTACTACGAGCGTCTCGACGTGGCGGGCCTGCCGTTCATTATCAACGGTTGCGGCGGAGCTGCTCTAGCCGGATCCGCGAACTCTCCAATTTCAACGAGCCAGTTCATCAAGGTCGGGTCATTCGGCGCCGGCAAGATTACGGCCAGCGCCACCGAGTTGACCTACGAATTCATCGACGTTGACTCGGCGGTGGTCGATAGCGTAACCCTCACCAAATAAAACCATGAAAATGCTAATTCTTTCGGCAATCCTCGCGCTGCTCTCGTTCAGCGCTTCGGCTCAAACTAACTGCGCTCAAGTCTCGGTATATCAGTACACAAACTCTGCTTGCGTTCAGGTCTGCTCAGCCGACCTTTGCGCGGCGACGGGTGGATCAATCCCAGTCGGATCCGGATCACTCTGCACTGACAGTCCAAAGAATCCTTCAGCGATTTTCACTGTCACCATCGTTGACGGCTGCTCCATCTTCGACCCGTGCAAGGTCAAGGCGTGGATTCCGGTGGTGGTCACCTGCCCGAACGGGATTCTGAAAACCGCGTGGGCGCAGATGTCGGGGCACATGAATACCCGAACTTGGTACGTCGTCGTCCACTGCGACATTTCGGGTGACTGCCAAGTCGCCCTCTGCCTGCTTCACGAGTCCTGCATATAGCGTGAGCATCGAACTCCCGATCATCAACGAGGACAAGTGTCCGGCCAACTCCTGCGCCACCGAGGCGGAGGGCGGACCGGTAGCGCCTTCCCTCGACCTGCGGCCCGGTCAGGCGTTGCTGTGCGTCGAGGCTACCCTGGTCTTTCGGACCTACCTGATGTCCGCGGCTGGTGAGACGCAGCTTACTTTAGGGGTGACCTACTCGACTTCGGACGCCTCGATCCTGGCCATCGACAGCGAGAGCGGCGCGGCCACCGTCACCGGATCTGGCATCGTGACTATTACCGCAAGCTGGGGCGACTTGACCGCCTTCTCGCAGATCACGGTCCTCGAGCCGGTCGGAGAGGATTGCTGCGCGGACACCCAGGTCCGGATCGTGGTGGTCGGAGACGAGTCGCTTTCGATGCAGATCGCCTGGGCGGGGCTGGGCGACCGGCGACGGAATGCGGCTTACCAGATACTTCGGCGCGGTCTGGCCGGCGCTCTGGTGGATCCGGCGGTCCTGAGCGAACGGACCAAGGCGGCAACGGTGCTGTTTTCTCAGGCGGCGCTGCTCTACCAGGCTTTCTCGGACGACCCAGCCGTGGTGATTTACCCGGCCTCAGTGCCCGGAACGGTAAGCCCAGGAGACACTGACATCGTCGCCGCGCTGAATGAGGCGCTCGAGGTGTTCACGACCGACCCGGTGATCAGTCAGCAAATCATCATCCTTTTCAGCGATGGCCGGAACAGGCCGTCACTCACCAGCGCCGAGCGCACGTTGCTGATTGGCCAAGCCCAAGCGTTCAAGGAAGGCGGCGGGGTGATCATCGTCTTTGGAGTGGGCGCCACCAGCGAGGGATTTGACCTGCTGCGGCAGATTTCGTCCGGCGGCTTCTTCATCAACCTGCTCGAGCTTAACGATGCGGCGTATGACGATGCGGCCGATAAGCTGACCCACATGCTTTGTCTCCTGTGCGCCGGCACGCGGCCGACTACGGGCTACACCGGCAGCGTGTACACCTACGGGTGCGCGGACTTCGACAACGGCCCGCAGGTCCCCGACCCGCACGACTACGGAGACGTTGAATCTGGCGTCCAGCAACCCAACCCGCCGCCCCTGCCACAGTTGCCATGCCCGACCTTCTCGCCGGGAGACGGAACGCACGTAGGCGGCGGTATTACTGTGCGTCTGGCCGTCACCGGTTTCCCGGCTGCGTCCATTCGCTTCACGTCGGACACTGACCCGGCGGATCCGAGCTTCACCTATCCATCGAACGGAGCCACCGGCCTGGACTACGACGGCTCGTACTTCACGAATGGGATTTCGGTCAGTGTGACCGGGGTAGTCAAAGCGATCGCGCGGCAGACCGGCTACGCGGACAGCCCGGTGTGCTCTGCGAATTATCCTGCTTGACGGTTGGCCGCGGTCGGCGTAAAAGTGCAGGACGATGAACATTGAACTATGAAACACACGCCCCTACTCGCAATTCTGGCAGTTTGCTTAACCGGTATCGTCCTCAACCTGTGGCGGATCAAATTGCACCACAACGAGCTTGTCCCGATCTCTGATAGCCTTCACGCGATAGGCAATCCAAACCGGACCGGTACCGAACTTTCGATCGCGGGCGGACCTTCGACGGGAGTCGCTTCCGAGGATTCCTGGCCCACCAGCAAATGGCCGGAAATCACGTTCAAGACCAACAGCGGTGAACTGTTGCCGGTTTTCAGGGACCCGGATTACGCGATTGTCCTGAGGGTAACCAATCCACCAATCAGAGTGTGTGAAGGGGCGCCGCTGATCTGGAAATTCACGGATGCGGAGTGGGCCATCCTGACCAACTACTTTATCGTCCAGACCAACTACCCGACGCTGATTTTCTACGGCAAAACCAACCACACCGCGAAGTGAAAGCACTCAGTCTGTGGCAGCCGTGGGCCTCCGCGATCGCGCTAGGCATCAAGCACAATGAGACGCGGTCCTGGACGACCAACCACCGCGGACCGCTGGCCATTCACGCCAGCCGCAAGGAGAGTCCCGATGGGCGCGAACTTTTCGAGCAGCTAATGCAGCGCGGCGACTTCTACTATCCGATGGAAAAGGCGGGGATTCATAGCTGGTCGATGCTGCCCAAGGGCGCGATCGTGGCCGTGGTAAATCTGGTGGACGTTGCGCGCACGCATGATGTCTTTCCGAATGGGCTTGAGGAAATGCTGGGGGACTACACGCCCGGAAGGTTCGCTTGGCAATTCACCAATGAGGTTCACGCGCTGGAAAAGCCGTACTTCATAAAAGGCGCCCAGGGCCTTTTCAACGTGCCCGACCTATGAAGCGCCTCACGCTCGTTTGCCCGGTAAATTCCTTTACGGGCTATGGTCAACACGCGATCCAGTACGCGCGCTGGATTGAGAAGCTGACCGGCGCCTACGTGAGCATCCGGGCGATCAACGTGTGCGAGGCGTTCGGCGCCACCATCCCGCCGGACATTCGGGCCCGCATCGTCACCGGCGTCCAGCCCGAGGAATTCGAGTTGCTCATTCATCCGCCGCACAAGTTCTGCCCGACCGCCGGCAAAAAGACGATTTGGTACACGCTGTGGGAGTCCACCCAGTTGCCGCCCACCGGCGCGATGCTGCTCAACCGGGCTGAGTGCGTGGTGACCGCCTCGGCGTGGAACGCGAGCACGTTTTCAAGCTGCGGCGTGGAGCGGTCGATCCGCGTGGTGCCGCTGGGCGCGGATCCGGCCCTGTTCAACTGGCGCCCGATACCGGAGGAACTTAACGGCCTTACGGTCTTTGGCACCGCCGGCCGCATGGCGCACGGTGGCGTGCGGAAGGGGATCAACGAGACTATCAAGCTGTTTCAAAAGGCGTTTCCCGACGAGAGCGATGTCAGGCTCAAGGTGAAGTGTTTTGACGATTGCCCGGTCGAGAAGCCCGAGGACGACCGGATCACGATCACGCAGGGCTATTTGAGCGAGCAGGCCATGGCCGACTGGTTCGCCGGCATACACGTCTTTGTGAGCGCGGCCAAGGCGGAAGGCTGGGGACTGATGCAGCAGGAAGCGATGATGATGGGGCGTCCGGTGGTGAGCATCGACTTTGGCGGGGTGTGCGAATTTTTCGACGAGTCAGCCGGCTACGCCATCCCTTGGCAATTCGGGCCGGCGCAGGGCGCTTACTTCGGCTGCGGGCACTGGGCCAACCCGGATCCGTTGGCGATCATCCGGGCCATGCGGCAGATACGGATCGACTTGGGCGGGGCGGAAGTGAAGGGAGCGGCCGCGCATCACCGCGTTCGACACCTGACCTGGGAAAACTCGGCGCAGAAGATGGTCGAGGTTTTGGAGCAGCTCCGAGCGTTATGATAAAACTTCCCGAAGGATACAGGCTGACGGTTCAGATTTACCACGACGGGCACAAAGCCAGCGAAGGTGACCTCATTTATTCCAGTGATAGCGTGATGAACCGCAGGCCCAGCTTTTGGGAGTCAGAGAATCTCACCAACGAGGAGGAGGCCGTGCTCAGGAAATTCCTTTTTGGACTGACTGGAGAGGAGCGTTACGCGCCATGAGCAGAGACAGCAAGTTTATCAGCACCCGCATGGTGGAAGAAACGACGATCGCGCTCTGCTTCCCGACGTGCAACAACCTGCCGATCCTGCGCTCGACGCTGATTCATAACATGCAGTGGGCGGACCAGGTCTGCATCGTGGACATGAACAGCGACGACGGTACCCATGACTTCCTGCAGGCGGTGCTCAGGCCTCAGGACCGCTACGACCGCATGACCGAGAACATCGTGCCGAAGCACGGCTTTGCGTTCGCTCGCAACCTGGCCGCAGAGTTGGCCGGGACAGACTGGATTTGGCACGGCGCGTCCAACTGCTGTCTGGACTGGAGGTACAAGGGCAACATTCACGGCATCCTACAATCCTGCAAAGCGGACGTGCTCGCCTCGCAGACCATCAACATCGAGGCGCAGGACATGTGCATCGAGAAGGCTGCCCAGCAGGCCGGCAAATCCGAGTGGCACCGGCACATACACCGGCGCGGCGTGGGTGTGGAAATGAAGGGCTACATTCACGAGGAGCTTTACCGCGGGGAAGCCAACTGCTACCACGAGGCCGAGGCGCGGTTGGACATTCGCGAGTTTCATTTCGTCGGACGCGGCTACGACGAGTTGCGGGCGTGCCGCGCGGCGTGGATGCTGCGGCGAGCGGCGGACGACCCGACCGGTGAGCTTCGGAAGTACACCAACGAGTTTTGGTATTCGAAGTGGGTGCCCGAGCGCCGCGAGGACATTCACCGCATGGCCGAGAACTATCAACGTGGAGGACTTGGACAATGAAGAAATTTGCCGTTTGCGCCGCTTTCCTGCTGTGGGCCTTTGTCTTGGTGGCTCTGACCATCACCAACCCGCCGGCCACGACCGTCGTTCTCGTGTGGGACTATCCCACCAACGAGCTTCCGGGCATGAGTTTCAACATTTATTTCCGGACGAACCTGAGCACGAACGCCACCACTTGGGCGGTGCTAACCAACGTGGCCGAGCCGTTCACGATGATCAGCAACCGGCCCAGCGTCCGGATACCGGTTCAACCCGGTAATATGTTCTTCGTGGCGACGGCCTCGAATCAGTTCGGCGAGTCCGACGTGAGCAACATGGCTACCTCTAATGTTGCCCGTAACGTGACCAACATGACCATCGGCCGATAAACTCGCTGGACACGCTGGGGTTAAGGGGCTACAAGCGGTCAAATGTTGCCGCCGGCAGACTATGTCCCAGCAGCCAACCCGCAGACGTTTGAGCAGTACAATGCCTACGTCCAATCTGCGTTAAGCGGCCTCGCGAGCACCAACCAGGACTGGACTCCGAACGGTCTGGTCAAAATCGCCCAGCGCGCCCACCTTCTGGCCGAGGCGGCGATCAATGAGCTTGTGCGGAGGAATCAGAGGGACTACGCAATTTACCAACAGAACATGTACTGACCCTATGAGCGCACCAAACCCACCAGCGGATTTCAAAGCTGTCATTTCCGACCCGTCCAGCACGCTTTGCCAAAACTTCATCAACACCCTGCTCAAGCTGCCGGTGCTGGTGTACAAGTTTATGAACTGGTTGCTGGACGATGCTGGCAACGTAACCCAGGAGTTCATCAACCAGGTCATTCCACCAGGCTGCATAATGATGTACGGACTGAGCAGTCCTCCGGCCGGGTGGATCATCTGCAACGGCCAACTGCTCAACCGGACCGACTTTGCCAACCTGTTCGCGGCCATCGGGGAGACGTTCGGCGCCGGCGACAGCAGCACAACCTTTGCGGTACCCGACATGCGGGACAAGTTTCCCGGCGGCGTGAGCGGCACGGTATCCCTGGCTGCCACCGGCGGCGAGGTCGAGTTCGAATTGAACCTCGACCACCGGCACGCGGCTGGACAGTTCGACCACACCAGCGGGGACGACAAGTATTTCATCGTGAACGACGCCCTGACCATCCAGCCGGCGACCTCCACCCGGCAGGAGAGCGGCGAAGGATCGACGGCGGCGATACAGAATTACGAGGACATTTCGCCAGTGCCCGAGGGCAGCGTGATGGCGACCGAGCTGCAGGATTTCACCGGGGACGCGACTCTGACCGTGCCGACGGTGCCGCCCTACCTGGCCCTGAACTTCATTATCAAAACGTGAAGCCTGACCTCCACGGCATTCCGATCGCGCCCCTGACCGGGCCCATGGACGTCCGATCAAACCCGGACCAGTTGCAGCGCGGCAGCCTGCGCTTTCGGCAGAACTTCCAGGCGACGGCCCTTGGCAAGCTGCGGCGCGGATCCGGATGGTCAAAGCTGCTGACCAGGCCCGACTACAACAACCAGGATTTTCACGACCAGCTTTTGACCTTGTCGAACGCCGACGAGTTCACGGCCATCCGGCAACCGGTCACCCTCCTGTTCGAGGCTGAGAGCACGCGGAAGGTGCGCTCACTGATCGCGGCCAAGCAGGGGACGGTCGCCAAGCTCAACGAGCATAGCGGCAACTGGCTTATCCTCGGGACCGGTTACGGCGGCGAGCAGACCGAGAGCGCCGCGGCGCCCAGGTTCAAGGCCGCGCAGGTCGGCGACTACCTGGCGCTTACGAACAACTTCGAACGCCCCATGTATTACCGCATGGAGGACGTCAGCGTGGCGGGGGAGCCTTTGCTACAGACCTTCGACGACTTCGAATTGATTGGCCTCACGCGCGCGGGAGTGGTGTGGGCCTGGCGAAACGTCCTGTTTTTCGCCGACGTCACGATGGATGGGGAGCGACTGGGGCAGAGGATTATCTGGAGCGGTTACAATAACCCGCTGAGTTTCGACCCGGCAGCACTCGACTCGATCACCGGCTTCAAGGACTTGAATAACAACGAGACCATCCTGGCCGGCAAACCCGTTGGGAACACCTTCCTGATCTACACGACGCACGGCATTTGGGAGATGGCGATCACGGGCGGGGATCAGTCGTTCAGCTTCGCGCGCCGGTTCAATGGCGAGGACAACCCGGGCGCCGCGGTGCTCAAATATCCCAATACGCTCGTCCAGCTTCCCAGCGCGCACGCCTATCTGGCTGAGGACGGCATGTATATTTTCAGCCCATGGTACGGCCAGCCCGAGCGGGCCGAGTGGTTGCACGTCTCGACGCCGACCATTCTGGACAACATCGACAACGACAGTTGCCAGGTCCACATCGCGATGTTCCACGAGAACGAGATGGTGATTAGCACGGCCAGCACCAGCGCGGTGAACGCCTGCCCGGATCGCACGCTCCGGGTCAACATGACCTACCGTTGCGCCGACAAAGTTGATCACGGTTACACGGCTTTCTGTAACTATCGGAGTTACGATGTCCCGACCGTGCGGGACTTCATCGTCGAGAACGCGATTTGCACGCAGGAGGAAATGCTCGCGGCCGGCTACGGCTACGGCCGGGAGGGCCTGCCCAATCCGGGGATCGCGGTAACCGCGCCCTTCACTCCGATGAGCATTTACACCAGCACGCCGCAGAGCATCGATCCGGACATTACGGTCGAGGACTGGAATCAGGAGACAGCGGATGAGGACTCGCTTTGCGCCCTGCTGGGGACTACGCGGATGGACGATTTCTGCGCGAAGTGCGAAGGGCCGACCCTGCTGGTCGCAGCCTCGAGCCAAGACCTGTGCTTGAAGGGCCTGGGAGATGTGTTCTATCGCGAGCGGTGCGTCAATCCGACCGGCACCGGAGAGACTATCGACCTGGGTTACCTGTCCAGCGTGGGCAGCTACCTCCTGGACGGCTACGACTCGATCATCCGCTTCGCGCCGATGTACACCGAGCGGATGCTGGTGCAGTTGGGCGAGTTGGAATTCGACTACCTCGCGCGGATGATGGAGAGCTTTGTCAGCCTGCGCGTCGGCATTGCCAGCCAGGTCGCGGACCCAAACACCGACGAGTGCCGGATCGTCTGGTTCCAGCACAGCAGCCAGCCGTTGAAGTGCATCAGCAACCTGACGGTCGCGCAGCACATCGCCAAAAGCACGATCCCGAGCCAGTTCTGTAGCTGGAAGATCTTTCGAAAGGGGCGTTTCGTGTGCGCTGAATTGAAGATTGCCGGCACCGGCGCGGACGCGGACTTGTCCGGTATCCGGGCCGACGTGAAGGCGCTGGAAGCCCAGAGGTTTTAATGATTAACCAACTGCCCATCATATCCAGCGGGGCGGACCGCTGGCAAAAGCTGGCTGCCCGGTTTTGCTCGTGTTTTACGGGTCAAATGCGGCGGGGGTTGGGACGAGTCGTGAGATCAGCCGCTAAAGCAGCATCCGCCACAATTTTATGGCCAGCCCGTTAGACAGCTTTGTCAGCAAGGTCGGCGCGGGGCAGATCAAACTGCCCGAGTTGCCGAACCTGGGCGAGATGATCACGGCCAGCGATTTCAAATCCGGCATGGCCGCATACCACTCCCGCATGAGCGAGGTGTGGCGAGAGCTGGAGAAAATCCTCAATGAGCGTTTCGCGAGCAAAGACCCAGTTCCGCCAGGCACATTGCAATGACACCGCGCGCATCGTGAAGATGCTGCGGGACTTCTACGCCAAAAGCGGGGGCATCTTTGGTATCCCTTGGGAGCACGCTTCGGCCATGGAAACCGTTTGGCAGACGATGGAGCGCGGCGTCTGCATGGTCGGCGACCACAGTTGCGCCGGCGCTATCTTCGGCGGCTTTCCCTACAACCGGTCGGTGAAGGTGGCGCAGGTTGTTTTCTGGTATTTCACCAAGCCGCGGGAGATGCGGATTTTTCACGAGCTGGCGATCGCGTGCTGCGCCGGCGGCTGTACGCACTTCAACGCCTCGAGCCTTTGGCCCTTAAACACCGTCGGACGGTACTACGAACGGCACGGAATGAGGGCGGCGGAGACTCAGTGGCTTGGCGAAATAACTTGCGTGATAGGCCGGAAGGACTAAAACAAGCTGCATGGGTGCCATTGGCGGCGTCATTGACGCAACGAATCCTCCGAAAACTTCCTTGGCCACGCAGGTCAAGAACAAGGCGATCGCTGCGTCCAATAAGTCGCTGCTGGCCGGCTTCGATACGAACATCGACGCCGAAAAGGCGGGACTGGCCGACTACCGAACGGACCTCGCGGCCAACGCGGACAAGTTTCGAACCGGCAACCTCCAGGAGCAGAGCGCCATTGGACAGTTTTACACCGGCGAAATGGCGCAGAAGCTCGCCGCGCTGCGGGGGCAGCGGGAGACGGCCGTCAACGCGGCCGCCGACGTGGGAGTAAAGCAAGCCCTGGCGAACGTCGATCGCTCGCGGCTGGGAGGTGAAGGCGGCGGCAGCAGCTACAATAACCGGCTGGCGATCGGCGCGACCACACCCATCCGCGTCCAGGCCGCGCTCGACACCGCGAACCAGAGCCGCGCGGACCTGGGCTATCTCACGCAGAACCAGCTTGGGCTTACCGGTCAGCGCCTCGGGCTGATCAACCAGGCGGCCGGGTATGGCCTGATTCCAACGCAGACGACGCAGGCGTTGCAGGCCCGGGACATTCAGAATCTCCAGGGCATCACCAATGTTGACACGGCGGACACCTTCTACGGCCTCAAGCAGAACCGGTCACCTTGGGCCAACGCGGCGGACGCGCTTGATTCCGGCATCCTCAATGCCGCGTCGATCTACGGGTCGGTCGGCGGCGGCGGCATGAACCGCGGCGGTCCTGTCCATGGGCCCGGGACGGCGCACAGCGACTCGATCCCGATCAACGTGAGCGACGGCGAGTTTATCGTCCCGGCCAGCAGCGTGAGGCTTCCCGGCGTGCTGCCGATGTTGCAGCGGATCCGGGCGGCGGGTCTGGCGAGCGAGGCGCACAGCAACGCGCTCAGCGACCATATCCGGATGAACCGGGCCGGCGGCTGGCAGGAGCACAATCCCGGCTACGACCTGGGCGGCTACGTCACCGGCCTCTACGATGCTTTGCTGGGACACAACAACCGGCGACCAATGCCCGAGATGCAGCGCGAGGACGTCAGCCCGCTTGAAGGCGGTTTCAGCATGTCGCCTGGCGGTGGCGGAATGTATCGCCGCGGCGGCATCGTCAACGTGGACGCCATGGTTGTACCCGGCCTGTATGCCGATGGCGGTATGGTAAGGCGCAGGGGATACGACGTTGGAGGTCTGGCCGGCGGGATGGCTGGTGCTGGCGCCGGGGCAGGCGTCGGAAGCGACTGGTCCGGCGGTGGTGGCGGTGGTAAAGGCGGCGGTGGTGGTGGTGGTGGACTTGCCGCTGAGGCGCAATATCTCCTGGAGCGAGAGCAGGGTTACCTGACTCCGAGCTGGCGAAGCGGGACAATGATCCCCGGCGCCGGCGGCCAGTTGGAGCACGAGCCGATTGCGCCCATGCCCGCATCGACAAACCGGACGATGGACTACGCTATGCCGTTGAGCGGCGGCGCCGAATCCTTTGCCAAGCTATACGGCCCGCAGGCGGTCCCCAGCAACTTCAACGAATTGCCTCCGGACCAGCAGGGCGTGTACGTGAACTCCTATCGGCGCGCGCGTGAGATGGAAGCGGATTTCCCGGGGGGGAAAAATCCTTATGAATGATCTACGCATCGAACTGAGTTGCGCTAACAAACACTGGCGTTGCGTTTCTTTTGAAGTGAGTTGTTTTGAGCGCGCACTGGAAGCCTTCGGAGGCAGCGATGAATGGTCGCCGTGGTTTCCTTGTGGCGTAATGGGATTTCACTACTCGACAAATTAAATGGCCGGACCAATTTACGGAGACAGCTTTGGCGACCTGAGCCGCAACGTGCTTGCGGAGCAGGCCCTCCGTCAGCGCGGCCTCGAGACTGCCCTGGTCGGCGCGACCGGCGCGTTGCGCGGGATGCGCGACAAAATAATCGAGCAGGACCAGTTCAAAAAGCGGATGGATCAGGCTCAGCCCCTCATTGACGCGCAGGTCAATTATTACAAGTGGCTTTCCCAGCAGGAACCGGCGACGAAGAAGGCGGACCGCGCGCTCGACGAGAAGTACATCATGGACATGGCTCACGATGGGAACATTCTGAGCTACGAGCACGCGCAGGCCATGGCTCCCAACGCCAGCCCAACGACGTGGAACATCGCCTACGAGTACTCCAAGAATGCCCAGCAGGGGAAGGAAGCGGACTACAACACGGCTAGGGGTGTCACTGCGGCGCTCAACACCAAAGCGGACATGCAGCGCCGCCTGGCGAAGATCGAGGACGCGGAGAAGAAACCACTACCGGGCTATGAGTCGTTGGACAGCTATTTAAAGGCGCAAATCAAGCGGTATGACTCCACGCTCGCGCCCTACGCCAAGACCATCGATCGGTGGGCGCAACCTGACCCGACCAATCCCGACCAATTTGCCCCAGCCGTGCCGCTTCCGTTCCACATGCAGAAGCGTTCGACCAGGGAAGGCTTTGCGGCACCGACAACGCCACCGCAGGAATCGGCGCCCGGGCGAGCGGTCCCAGGAGCATCCCTCGACGTTGCACCGGCTGGCGGCGCTCCGGGTGCAACCAACACCGCGCCCATGGTGCGCCGGCCTTTGAACATGCAAGGGACACCGGTTGATTCTGATGAGATGCGACCGGAACCGTTGCCGAAGATGCTCCCGTACGAGAGCGCGCCGACCGACAATCCACCGGCCCGAATGATTCAGCAAGTTGGCCCGGAAGATAACCCGCCGGCGCCGCCGCTGGAGAGCGTGCCGACACGAATAAGCGCGGCCCAGCAGCCCCCAGCGACCGCGACGGCCACTAACGCGCCCGAGGGCATGACGCGCGTGAAGGACACGGCTGGCCGGATCTGGCGCGTGCCAGTCTCAGCGGTGCCGGGTCTGGTGCAGGGGCGAGGCGCCACATGGATCGACCAACCTTACGCGGACATAAGCCCTGAGATGCCTGGCCGTCGGCCGCGTGCGCCTCTCAGTGCGCGTCAATAATGTGTTGAACGCAGGGGCGTTGGTGCTAAAACTCGCCAATGCCGGAAGCCGCCGCCGCTAGTCCTACAGCCGATTACTCAGATGTCGGCGGCGAATTGGTTCAGGAACCCCCCAGGCTCGCAAAGAAGCTCACCGACTTCTCGGACGTAGGCGGCGAGCAGATTTCTTCCCCGACCTTCTACAAGACCAACGACAAGGGCGGCATCGAGTTCGACGCCAACATGCCGGCGGCTGGCCTCGACCAGGCGATCGAGGCGGGAGTGATCAAGGAGGGCGACAAGCGGTTTGACCGAAAGAAATTTCAGGACGTTCAGGACCGCCGGCAGGAATTGAACTACGCAGCCGGCGACATTCAGGTCGCGAAGGCGCTGGCTCACGGCGCCACGCTGGGCGGATCCTTCATGCTGGGAGCGGAGGCGGGAGCGCCGGTCGGTGGCGCGGCTGGCTTCGCCGTTGCGGGACCACCAGGCGCAGCGGTCGGTAGCGTGCTCGCAGGCCTGGCCACCGGCACCGCGGCGACGTTCGCGGCCAAGAAGGGGATGGAGAAGCTGTCCGACTACAGCGATGCCGTTAAGTCGCTCACGTCCTCGGCGGAACTTCATCCCATTGCGGACGAAGCTGGCCAGCTCGCGGCCTTTGGCACGCAGGCACCGGCGTCGATCGCACGGCTAGGGAAGCTGGCCGCGATGGAAGGCGGCAAGAAAGCGGTAGCCTCAGTGATAGCCAGCGGCGCGGCTGGCGGCGCGCTGTTCACCGGAGTTATCAGGCCGGCGTTTGACCTGGGCTTGCACCTGGTTCAGGACGCGCTGGGGATCCAGCATGACGATTTCCAGAAGCCGACCCTCAAAGAATTGGCGGTGAACGTCGGCCTGGGTGTGCTGCTCGCCGGCAAGTCCATCGAGTTCAAGGATTGGACGAACGCGGAGGCCTCGAGCACGATGCTCCGCGGCATGGCCCGGGAGTCGGCGGGAATGCCACTGGGCGCGGATGCGCCTGAGAAGGTGGTCGAGGGCTTCCAAAAGATGGGTGTGCCGCAGGACTACGACTTGTCCAAAGCCGATCTGCTTCGGCCCATGACGCCGAACGAGATCGAGGCTTACGCGAAGCTGAGGGACGCCGCGCTCGAGATGAAGGCGAGGATCAAGGCGAGCGGAAAGCCCGAGGACGTGACCGGCCTGACGGTGCAGCAAGCGTCCATTCCGACGATCCGCGGAGGCGTGCCGTTGCTGACCGCCGGACGGCGGACACTGACAGGCGCCACGATTGAAACCCGGCCGGCAGCAGGCCAACCAGAAAGGACGGTCTTACCCAATGCCCCTGATACAGTCGTCGAGCAAGGAGGCGTTCAGCCAGAACGTGTCGGAGCTAATGAAGTCGGGCAAACGCCCGCAGAAACAAGCACTGGCGATCGCGTACCGAGTCCAGCGGGGCAACCGCCGCCGACTCAACCGGGGGGGACTGCTCCGCCGGTCACGCCCCCGACCGGTCAAGCGCCGCCCGCGCAGCCTCCGATAACAGACTGGGAAGCATGGGTAAATCAACTGGACGAACTGACCCCGTTAGAGCGTGAAAGGGCGGTCAAGAATCTACAGGACGCGACTCCGGAGGAATTAGAGCGATGGAAGGCCAAGCTACTACAGATTCAGTTGATGCGAAAGACGGGCGATTCCACCCCTGAGAATAAGCCGCCGCCCGCGCCCACCGTCCCCGAGCTTCCCGAGACGATCGCGGCGCAGTTGAAGATGCTGACGGATGGCAAGCGCGACGTGACGATGGTGACCATCGGAGAGAAGAACCCAGTTGGACCTCCATTGGGCATGAAGTACGTAATGGTCCCCAAGGTTGGGACGTTTTATTTCAACCCAAAAAAAATCTCAAGACAGGATGTTATCAGCGCAGTCGAACAAGACCGCATCGGCGACATCCTCGGCTACGGCATCCCGCGCAAGCCGGCGAAGGGCACGGAGATCGGCGCGGTGGTGGTGCGCTCTCCGGACGGTATCGAGAAGTGGGGTGTCCTGACTGACGAAAAGAACCTTCCGTCGGTGATGCGCGCGGCGCAGGGTGTGGCCGACCCGGAGGACACGATCAAGCTCGAGCGGGAGTCGGACGTGATTGCAAAAAGGCAGCAGCCTCCGGTTAAGAAACCCGTCGAAAAACCGGCTCCGATTAAACCAACTCCGATTAACCAAAAGCCGGAACCGCCTCCGATTGTTAACCAGCCCCCCGTCCGCAAGCCCGCCGGAAAGCCGCCATCGGAGTATCAGGATTCAGCGATCGTTAAGCGGCTTCGCAAGGAACTCAAGACGTTGCGCCAGGGGTTACCCGTAGCGGAGGAAATTGCAATCAACGACAAGGGTGCGTCACTCAAGCGCCTCGAGGCTGAAATCACCGCGAAGGTAGCAGAGATAGACGCGCAGATCCGCAAGGAGCGCGGAGAGCCGGAAGCAAAGGCCGAGAAGTGGAAGAAGATCGGCGTGAACGCCCAAGGCCAGGACGTGTTCGAGGACGAGCGCGGCATCCGGTCTGTCCTGCGCGGCAACGTGCGAGTGACCGAAGCGGTTGAGATGATTCCGACGCGCGGATCGGACGGCAAGGTGGTGTATGCGATCGGACAGGGTGACCGGACGGGCACTGAGTACGAGACGGTAGCGCCCGCAACTGAAACGGTTAGGCCCCCAGTTGAAACGAAACCGCCTGTTTCTGCAACGAAGCCCGCCGGCACGCCGCCGACGAAGCCCGCGCCCATGGACTACGCGGATTGGCGCAAGCAATACGTGCAAGCGTTTGCCGACACCGGCAAGTACACGCCGGACCAGGTCGGCTTCGAGTATAACACCAGCAAGATGGCGCGCCTGGCCGAGGACTATCCCGAGCACCTGGCGAAGTTCGAGGCGGAGGAAGAAGCGCCAAAGACCAAGACACCGTTCGACGTGCTGGATAGCGATGCCTCGACCGACGAGGAAAAGGCTTTCGCGCTGGCTCAGATTACAAACATTCCCGGCGAGCAACTGATTCCCGGTTACCAAAACAACCTATTCCTCGCCACGCTCGAGTCCTACAACCTGGAGCTAAGGCACCTGCACGATCGAGGCATCAAGCCTGGCGCGACCGTCGATTACCTTGGCAATACCTACACCGTCGAGCGCATCGACCTGACCCATCCGGGCCTGAACCTGTCTGTCGTGCTCAAGGATGATACCGGCTCAGTGGTGGGCCGCCCGGTGACGGACCTGGAGAGAGTCAAAGCAATCGAAGAACCGAAGGCCCCGCAGGTTGGCGATGTCGTAAAGCATCCTGACTGGGGACAAGTTGAAGTGATCGACGTCACCGATAATTCTGTCCGTTTCCAACTCCTGCAAAAGATGCAGGGCAAATCACCAGGCACGACGATCAGTATTCCATTCAAAGAATGGTACGAGGATTTGAGCGTCGGCAAAGAACCAAAGGAACCAAATGCTAACAAACCCGCAGAAAGCGGAGGCGGTGGTGGCGGCGCTGGAGGAACAGTCCCCCCAACTACTGGCGCAACTGGCGGCGAACGGCCAACTGCTCCCGGTCCTCAAGGACCGAGTGGAGAAGTTCAACCAGGAGGTAGTCCGCCAAATGAAGGGGCGCGACCCCCGCGACGATCTGGTCGTGGAGGAAGGACTAATGCCCCTGCTGACCGACTTCCCGGAGGGGAAGGACCTGCACCCACTGACACCGGAACAGGAGAAGAAGGTGGACTTGGTCCTACAACAATACCACCAAAGCCTGAACCCGCCAATCCTGCGCCCCCTGCCGAGCCGGAAAAAGTAACGCCGCCCGGGCCCAAGAATATCCGGCTCACGAGCAACCCGGCGCCGGCGGGCATCGTCTCGCGCGTCGAGGCCAACATCAAGGCGATCTCCATCGTCAAACAGTTGATAAAGGAGGACCGCTTTCCGACCGACGCCGAGCGCATGAAGCTCGCGCAGTGGTCCGGCTGGGGCAGCTTCAAGGAAGTGTTCAGCGAGGGCCGCGCCGACCGGCGGAAGTATGACGACGCCTGGGAGAAGCGTTACGGGAAGTTCTACGACCGGCTCAAGGGCCTGCTCACGGAAGCCGAGTTCAACGCCGCGGCCGTCAGCAGCGTCAACGCGCACTATTCGAGTTTCGAGGCGATCCGGTTCATGTGGGACGTGGCCCGCCGGCTGGGCTTTAAGGCTGGCCGCGTGCTCGAGCCTGGCGCCGGATCCGGTGTGGCCATCGGTTACATGCCCGAGGACATGGCCGACAAGGTGCGCTGGACCGCGATCGAGATGGAGCCGATCACCGGCAAGATCCTCAGCTACCTGTATCCCGAGGCGGAGGTCAGAGTTCAACCGTTCGAAAAGGCAAAGCTTCCCAACGGCCACTACGACCTGGCTTTTACCAACGTGCCTTTCCATGAGGAAGGACCGGGCGCGGAATACCCGGACCTGAACCTGCACAACTATTTCATCGCGAGGATGCTGGACAAGCTCAAGCCAGGTGGGCTGATCATCACGATCACGACGAAGAACACCATGGACGCGCGCGAGCAGCAGCGGGCGTTCCTGGGTGACAAGGGCCAGCTCGTGGCCGCGGTGCGGCTGCCCAACAACGCTTTCAAGGAGAGCGCTGGCACGGAGGTGGTCACTGACATCCTGGTGATCCGCAAGCCGGACGGCAAACCGTTCGAGGGCCAGCCATGGAAGGACACCAAGGAAACCAAGACGCGCGACGGCGTGACGCGCATCAACGAGTATTTCGTCGATCATCCCGATATGGTGCTGGGCCGGAACGCGCTCACCGGGACGATGTACAAGCGCGGCGGCAACGAGACCGAATACACGGTTGAGAGCACCGGCCCACTGGGACCGCAGCTCGCCGCGGCGCTCGAGAAGTTCCCTAAGGACATCGCCCAGCAGCCGCCGCCCGTCGAGCCGGAAGGCGAGTCCTCACTGACGACGATGGAGGAATACAGCCTCACGCTCGAGCGCGGGACGGTGAAGGAGGCGCACAACTTCAAGCTCGAGAAGCCCACCGGATGGAACTCGGACAACAAGACGCTGGCGACCAGGGCCACCGATTACATTTTGCTCCGGGACAATCTGATGCAGCAATACCTCCTGGAGCGGTCGAAAGACACGACCGCGGAGGAAATGGAGGCCAACCGGAAGAAGCTGCGCGCGAAGTATCAGGCCTGGTTGAAGAATCACGGCACGCTCAACCTGAACGACCGGCGGACCGGCTACCTTTCGACCGACCCGGGTTACTACACGGTGATGGGCCTCGAGAACATCAAGGAGGAACAGGACCCGAACGACCCGACGAAAACCAACACGGTGGTCTATCCCGCCGACGTGCTCACGATGCGCGTGCTACCGGTGGACGACCCGCCGGCAAAAGCGGAAAGCGCCGTCGATGCGATGGGCGTGAGCCTGAGCTATCGCGGTGTGCTGGACCTGGACTACGTCCGCGAGCTGACCGGCATGACCGACGAGCAGATCGAGTCCGAACTGATCGCGGCCAACCTGGCTTTCAAGGATCCGGACAGCGGCCTGCTGCTGCCCAGCCGGGACTACCTGACCGGCGACGTGCGGGACAAACTGGCCAAGGCCACGTTCGCGGCCAAGGAGAGCGACACCTTCCAGCGCAACGTCGAGGCATTGAAGAAGGTGATCCCGCCGACCGTCCCGTTCGAAAAGATCAGCGTGGACATCACGGCGCGGTGGACGCCGCCCAGCGTGCTCAATCTTTTCGCGGAGAAGGTCATGGGACTTCCGGCCAACTCGGTCCGGTTTGTCCCGACGGTCGAGATATGGGAAGTCAAGCCGCCCAACCAGCTATCGAACAAGGCTAAGGCCCAGTGGAGCACGGACCACATGGAAGCGCCCGAGCTGCTGCGGCACGCGCTCAATTTCAAACGGGCCGAGATCAAGGAACGGACGGATGAGGACAAGTATGTCGTGAACGTCGAGGCGACTGCGCTGGCGAATCAGTTCATCGACAACATCAAGGCCGAGTACGCGCGCTGGCTCCGGAGCACGGAGGAAACGCTCAACTACCGCGTGTTCGATCAGAAGGCCGGCGAATACCGGAACGAGA